AGTGGCACGATCCTGCGCACCCTGTCGGTCACAGTAGTCAGGATCGCATAGGAGGGTATATGCCGACGTACATTACACCAGACGGACAACTATACGCCGCCCCTGAGCCGCGCCGCACGAAACCAGAGGACGCGGGCGACGATTGGCAGCCAGACGTAGAAATGGAGGGACCGCGCCCGTCGAGATACCACGTCGCAGACCTCGATACAGGCCAGTGGATCGTAGATGAGGCGCGGCGTCAGCAGGTACTAGGACGCGCTTACGGTTCCGCTCTCGGTCGCATCAAGCAGGCCTATGCCGCTGCCCTTGCCGACGCCCGAGCCCGCTACAGCGACACGGAGCGCGAGGGGTGGCACGAACTGATTGCTGATGCAAAGGACAGTGGGGGCGATTGTATCGAAAACTATGCCGAAAACCTCGGTGTCAGCGTGAGCGAGGCCGTTGACCGGGTGCTGACAGCCCGCGACAAGTACCGCGCCGCTTATGGCAAGGCCACCGGCAAGCTGACCAAGCTCCGCGACGAGGCCGACGTGTTGTATGAGGCGGGAGACATTGACGGATTGGAGGCGATGGAATGGTAACTACCACACTTACGCTCATCGTCGGCGCCTATCTGCTCGCCGCGTTTGTCCACATGAGTTACGTGTACGCGATGGGCCTCAAGTGGGCACGCGACAACGGCGGCATCCCAGCACCTGTGTACGTGTTCGCCGGGCCGACGGCCCTAGTGATGATCACGTTCTACGTGCTGCTGAACCTCACCAGGGCGTCGGTGCTACGCTGGTCAAGGCCATTATCCGACGCCCGAAGACCTGGATCGGAGAGTAGATAGTGCTGTGGTAAGTGAGGCGAGGGGGACGTTGTGCCTGATTCTTGGAAGACCATCCCGATTAACGCGGAGCTGCTCATTGCCCTTGTTGCGGGCGTGGCGGCGACGGTGCTTACTGTTCACGGCGTTCAGCTGTGGGTGGATAGTCGGGTGGACGATGCACTTGATCGTCGCCTGGCTCCTGTAGAGCGCCAGATCGACCGCATGCAGGCGCAGCTGGAAGCCTCGGATCGTCAAAGACGAAGTCGCGACGAGCGCCTCCTCGAGACCTTGCACGAAATGAACCGGCGCCTGGAGGACAAGCGATGAGTCACAACAAGCTGACGCGCTACCAAACCGACCCGGACCGCACCTTTGGGGAGCTGGTCCTGGCCGACGGGTGGAAGTGCTATACCCTGGAGCTGCCCTGGCGGAACAACGAACGGCGCAAGTCGTGCGTGCCCGACGGTGAGTACCGCCTGGCCAAGCGCGAGTCGCCACTGATTACGCGCATCACCCGCGGTGAGTTCCGCGAGGGGTACGAGGTGGTCCCGGTCGAGGGCCGCAGCTACATCATGCTGCATCACGGGAACTGGGCGCGCAACACCGACGGTTGCATCCTGGTAGGTCGGGAGCCCACGGTGATCCAGGGCGAGCTGGGCGTACCGAGCAGCCTGGCCACGTTCCGGGAGCTGATGAAGCGCTTGGACCGGTTGGCTGCCGACGACCGCCTGGGCCTCGAGATTGCCTGGGACCTGGACGAGTGGCCACGCCATGAGTAACGAAGCCCGACCACAACACCCCGACCCCGAGACCTGGTGGAAGCACCTGCGACGTCTCGCCTACGCGGCCATGCTCGGCCTGTTCGCGGTGCTGGCACTCTTGTTCCTGGCGCCCGATGACCAGGTGACCGCGGCCGTGCCCGTGCTTCAGAGCCTGGTGTGGGCGTTCGCCGCGATCGTGGCGAGCTACATCGGCGGCTCGGTCTGGGACCACATCGGGAGCCTAAAATGATCCTAGGAAGCCTGCTGAAGAAGTGGAAGCTCTGGGCGATCGGTACTTTAGTCCTGGCCCTGGTGGCCGCGGTGTGGCAGTGGCGAGGCGAGCTCCAGGAGGCGGCGCGCCAGGCCGTGATCGGCGAGCAGCTGCGTGAGGACCTGCGCGAGGCTTCTAGAGAGCTCCAGAGAGCGCGTGAAGAACGAGACCGGGTGGAACGTATCGCCGAGGAACGAGCGGACCGCCTGGACCGCCTCCGGCAGCGAGAGCGGGACCTGGAACAGAGCCTGAGGGCCTTGGAGGAAAGCGATGACGAGGTGGCTGACTGGGCCGAGCGTCGTCTGCCTGGCGGTGTTCTTGACCGCCTGCGCGGCGAGCCCCGAGCCGATAACGACGACGAGGACTGAGTACGTCTATCCACCCATGGAGTGGCTGCGCGACTGCCCGGCGCCCGCGTTCCAGGGCGAGACCAACCGCGACCTGCTGGCCCACGCCGAGCGGCTGGAGGCGGTCCTGGAGGCTTGCAACGCGGACAAGGAGGCTCTGCGGGAGTGGCGCCGGGACCACGAGGCGGCCCAGGAAGGCCCGCAGTAAGGCATCAGGTGACGGCTTAAATCAAGGACTTACGCCTCGTGATATGTTTCAGATACACCTAACCCCTTAATATAGAACAGGTTTATCAGCATATCAGCTAACAGCTAACAAAAACGGCTTTCGCAGAGAAAAGGAAAAAGATCTTCTCGTATATAGGGGGAAGCCGATACCCGACCCCGCGGCCGTCGTCGGGGTTTACATCAATAGCCCGCCCGGTCTATACTACTCACACACGCCGAGGACGCCCCGGCCAAGAGCGACCAGAGCGATCGAGAGGCAGCATGGACTATAAGCACAAGGTGAAGCCCTACGAGCACCAGGCCTGGGTGTTCGAGGAGACCCGCGACCGCGACGCGTGGGGCCTGTTCCTGGAGCAGCGCCTGGGCAAGTCGAAGGTGACCGTGGACACCGCCGCCTGGCTGTTCGGCCGCGGCAAGATCGATGCGTTGATCGTGGTGGCACCCAACGGGGTCCACCGCGCCTGGGCCTACGGCGACGAGACCGCCGGTGACCACCCCCACGGGCACGTGGGTGACCACTGTCCCGACCACGTTCCCTACAAGACCGCGTACTGGCGATCGGCCATGCGCAAGCGCGAGCGCGACGCGATCGAGGCCCTGTACGAGCCGGGCGCGTTCCTTCGGGTCATGGCCTTCAACATCGAGGCCCTGGCCAAGGACAAGCGCGGCAAGCTGAACAAGGCGGCGACCGAGCTCAAGCGGATGCTGACCACGTTCCGGTGCCTGCTGGTCGTGGACGAGTCGACCTGCATCAAGAACCTGAACGGCTCCACCCGCGCCGAGCTGGTCGTGGACCTGTCGGTATACGCGGCCTACAAGCGGCTCCTGTCCGGTGAGCCGGCGCCCGAGGGACCGCCCGACCTGTGGGGCCAGCTGGTGTTCCTGGACCCGATGCCGCTGGGGTTCACGAGCTACTATGCGTTTCGCGCCCGGTACTGCGACCTCGAGAAGCGCGTCTTCGCGCACCCCAAGAAGCCCGGCTCCAAGATCAAGACCCAGCAGATCGTGGGGTACAAGCGGCAGGCCGAGCTGGCCGAGCGCCTGGAGACCCTGTCGACCACGTTGAAGCGCCGGGACTGTGGGGACATGCCGGCCCAGGTGCTCGTGAACCGCTACGTGGAGCTGACGGCCGAGCAGCAGAAGGCCTACAAGCAGCTGGCCGAGGAGTGGTACTACGAGCTCCAGGCCGTGGAGGGCGACGAGCTCGACGAGGTGGAGGTCGAGCGTACCCTGACCCGCATGCTCCGTTTCAACCAGATTTGTGGTGGCTTCCTGCCTCGCGAGGACGGCTCGATCTACGCCTTCCCGACCAACCCGAAGCTGGAGGCCCTGGTCACCGAGCTGGCCCAGCTGCCACGCGACGCCAAGGTGATCGTGTGGGCGCGGTTCGTTCCCGAGCTCCGTGCCATCGTCGACCGGCTGCGCGAGGAGTACGGGCACGACGCGGTGGTTCGGTACTACGGCGAGGTGCCCGACGCGGAGCGCGACGCCGCCAAGGCACGGTTCCAGCACGACCCGACCTGCAAGGTGTTCGTGGGCAACCCGAAGGCGGGCCGCTACAACCTGACCCTGGCCGCGGCCAACGACGTCCTGTGGTACAGCTGGGACCACCCCCTGGAGGACTATATCCAGGCGAACGACCGGCCGGTGCTGCCCGGCAAGAAGGATACCATCAACTACTCCCACCTGGTGGCGCCCGGCACCTTCGAGGCCGTCAGCCTGAACCGCCTGCGCCAGAAGCAGCAGGTGGCCGACGCCATCCGCAACCCGGTGGACCTGAAAAACATCCTGAAAGGAGGTGCCTGATGGGCAAGGTATATCAAACACAGTCGTCGCCGCGGATCGACGTGCGGCCAGCCATGGAGTATGGCGACATCGAGGTGCTCGTGCAACAGCACGCGGAGCCCGCGCTGGCGCCCGTGCCGCTGGTCCAGAGCCTGCGAAACGCGCTCCGGCACTTTGGCGACGACGACTACCTGCTTCCCACCGGCAGCCCGGCGGTGATTGCCGCGGCGGCCATGATCGCGGGAAGGGCGAACGGGGGCCGGGTCAAGATGCTGATCTGGGACCGAGAGCTGAAGCGCTACTACGAAACCCAGCTGGAGGTGTGACAACATGACAGAGCGAGAGAACCAGTTCGACGCGTTCGACGAGGCGGCCGGCGAGGCCAAGGAGCAGGTAGGCGAGGACCGCCTGGAGACGATCAGCCGCCTGGCCCACCGGCAGGTGGAGCTGGAGAAGGAGCTCGAGGACCTGGCCGAGCAGCAGAAGCGCGTCAAGAAGGAGCTGATCCGGGTGGCCCAGGTCGACCTTCCCGAGGCGATGGACGAGGTGGGCATGGCCCAGCTGCGCCTGGCCGACGGCTTCGAGGTGGACATCCAGGAGGGCGTCGACGCGTCGATCAACAAGGCCAACGCGGGAGAGGCCCACGCCTGGCTCGAGGAGCACGGGTTCGGCGACCTGATCAAGCGCGAGGTCAAGGCCAACCTGGGCCGCGAGAACCAGGACCTGGCACGGGCGCTCAAGACGTTCCTGGAGCAGGAGGGCGTCCCGTACGACGAGAAGGAAGCCGTGCACCCGCAGACCCTGAAGCGGTTCGTGCGCGAGCAGCTGGAGAAGGGCGTCGACATCCCCGAGGACCTGTTCGGCGTGTTCAACTACCGTAAGGCGCAGATCACCCCGGCTGGCTAAGGCCCGTCGGATCGTGAGGTCTACCGCCCGGGTGGGCGGAGATACAAGTGCAACCCTAGCCAAGAGGACCAAAACCATGGCGACCAAGAAGCAGCAAGAGCAGGAACTGGCCAAGGCCAACGAGGAGAACAAGCAGCTGGCTACGGCCGCGGCGTTCGAGGACATGGAAGCCGAGGGCTTCGAGGAGGCCGATGCCGACTCGTATGCCATTCCCTTCCTGGCCATCCTCCAGTCCAATAGCCCGCAGTGCAAGCGGAGCGACGGCCAGTACATCCCGGGAGCCCAGGAGGGCATGATCCTGAACACCGTGACCAACGAGCTGGTGGACGGCGACGAGGGCGTGGAGATCATCCCCGTGCACTACCAGCGCGTGTTCACCAAGTGGGTGCCGCGCGACGAGGGTGGCGGCTTCCTGGGCGAGGTCTCGGTCGACGATCCGGAGGTCAACAAGGGCGAGCGCGAGGGGTCCAAGCTCCTGCTGCCCGATGGCAACCACCTGGTCGACACCCGCAAGCACTACTGCATCGTCAAGAAGGCGGACGGCAGCTTCGAGCCGGTGCTGATCACGATGAGCTCGACGCAGATCAAGAAGTCGCGCAACATCATGACGCGCCTGCGCAACCTGAAGCTGCGCCGGTCGGACGGCAAGATGTTCACGCCGCCCTCCTTCGCCAACGTGCTCAAGCTGGTGACCGTACCCGAGAGCAACGAGCACGGCAGCTGGTACGGGTGGAAGCCCGACTTCTCCAGCCTGCGGCAGCTCGACCTGTCGGACCAGACCGAGGCCGAGCTGTTCGAGGCGGCCAAGGACTTCCGCGAGGCTATCCGCTCCGGGAAGGTCGAGGAGCAGCAGCCGGAGCCCGTGCCCGAGGATGAGGACGACGTCGGGTACTGATCAGGTACCTGTTCTGGTAACCAGGGGCCGGCCTTCGGGCTGGCCCCACTTCTCACGGGCGGGGTACCATGACGACCGAAGCAAAGAGAATGAGCGACCTGTTCCGTGGGCTGGATCGCGCCCACGGGAGAGCGGTGGTCGGCGACAAGGTTGATCCCCGCAAGGGCAAGCGGAACGCTAAAAGCTGGACGGTGCTCGAGCCGGTCACGCTGGAGCTGTGGAAGCAGCACCTGGCGGGCGAGTACGGCCTGGGCATCATCCCCATCACCGACGACGCGACGGCCCAGTGGGGCGCGATCGACGTCGACCAATATGACCTGGACCTGGACACGCTGGCCGCCAAGGTCGAGGACCTACGCCTGCCGATGGTGGTCTGCCGGACCAAGTCGGGTGGCGCCCACGTGCTCCTGTTCCTGACCGAGCCGGCCTCGGCCCAGCTGGTCCGATCGAAGCTGACCGACATCGCGGTGGCCATCGGCTACCCGGGGGTGGAGATCTTCCCGAAGCAGGTGGCGCTGGCGCACGAGCGCGACGTGGGGAGCTGGTTGAACATGCCGTACTTTGGCGGCGACACCAGCCCACGCCACGCGATCGTGGACGGCCAGGCGCTGACCCTGACCGAGTTCCTAGAGCGCGCGGAGAAGCGCCGCGTGACGCCCGACCAGCTGCTGAAGCTGGACCCGCCAATCAAGAGCGAGTTTCAGGACGGCCCGCCGTGCCTGCAGCAGCTGTCAACCCACGGTTTCCCCGACGGCACGCGCAACAACAGCCTGTTCAACCTGGGTGTGTACGCCCGGCTCAAGTGGCCGGACGACTGGGAGCGCAAGGTCGAGGAGTACAACCACGAATACATGGACCCGCCGTTGAACTCGGGCGAGGTCCAGGCCACCATCAAGAGCTTGAAGCGGAAGGCCTACCGCTACCGGTGCGACGAGCCACCCATCTGCAACGCCTGCAACCGCGGCCTGTGCCTGGGCCGTAAGTTCGGCGTGGCCGGCGGCGGGGACGACGAGCCCCACGACGTGCAGCTGGGCAACCTGACCAAGTACACGACGGACCCGCCGCTCTACGTCCTGGACGTGGACGGCTACCGCCTGGAGCTGGGCACCGACGAGCTCCTGGACCACTCGAAGTTCCGCAAGCGCTGCTTCGAGACCCTGAACAAGCTGCCGCCGCGGCGCAAGCCGGCCACCTGGGACAAGGTCGTGCAGTCCATGATGGCCAACCTGGAGGAGGTGGAGGCGCCCGCGGACGCGTCGGCCGACGGCCGAGTGTGGCAGCTCCTGGAGGACTGGTGCACCCAGTACGGGTCAGCCAAGTCGCGCGAGGAGCTCCTCATGGGCAAGCCCTGGACCGAGGAGGGGCAGACCTACTTCCGTTCCGCCGACTTCCAGCGCTTCCTGGACCATCAGGGCCTGCGCGACGTCAAGGGCCGGCGCCTGTGGGCCATCCTGCGCAAGCACGGGGCCAAGCACGGGGAGCTGAACGTGTCGGGCCGGTGCGTCCGCTACTGGTCCGTGCCCGCGTTCGGTGGCGAGGGCGTCGAGCTCGGCGCCCCCAGGAAGGGGAGCGAGTACTGATGCCTCAACCCACCATCATCCTGGGAGCCCCCGGCACGGGCAAGACCGAGCGCTGCCTGCAGGAGGTCGAGGACGCGCTCTCCCGCGGCGTGCCACCCCAGCGCATAGCCTACGTCAGCTTCACCCGGCGCGCCATCCAGGAGGCCCGAGAACGCGCCTCGCAGCGGTTTAACCTGGACCCCGAGGAAGACCTGCCGTGGTTCCGAACCATCCACAGCCTGGCCCTGCACGCGCTGGGCGCCGGGGCCGACGAGCTCCTGGGGTCTGAGCACTACCAGGAACTGTCCAAGATGCTGGGCGAGAACGTCAAGGGCTACGACAACCTGGTCGAGGACGGCGAGCCCAAAAGCTGGAGGCCCGCGTCGCTGGCCCTGTTCCTGGACCAGCTGGCGCGCGTGCGCGAGACCAGCCTCGAGGAGGAGTACCACGCGCTGCCGGTCGAGGACCGACCGCCCTGGCTGCTGGTCGAGCGAGCGGCTCGCACGTATGCCTACTATCGCAGCGACACGGGGCTGATGGACTTCACCGACCTCCTGGAGCACGCGGTCGAGGAGGGGTTCCCGTTGCACCTGGACCTGGCCGTGGTAGACGAGGCCCAGGACCTGTCGCGCATCCAGTGGGACCTGGTGTGGAAGTTCCTGGGCGGCAGCCAGCGGCTGGTGATCGCCGGCGACGACGACCAGGCCATCTACCGCTGGGCCGGGGCGAGCGTCGACCACTTCGTGGGCCTGGAGGGCGAGGAGGTTCACCTGCCGATCAGCCACCGTCTGCCACGGCGGGNATTCGACCTGGCGGGCCGGGTGTCGGCCAGGTTGAGCGTGCGCCGGGAGAAGCGGTTCGAGCCCCGGGACGACGAGGGCCTGATCGAGCACCACCGCAAGATCGAGAGCCTACCGTTGGACGACGGCGACTGGTTGCTCCTGGCTCGCCACGGGTCCGGCGTGCGCGAGATCATCCGTGAGCTCCGGCAGCGCGCCATCCCGTACGAGACGCGCCTGGGACCCAGCGTGCCGCAGAAGCACCTGGACGCCATTCGTGCCTGGGAGGCCTGGCACCGCGGTGAGCCGGCGCCGCTGGATCGGGTGGAGGCCCTGACGGACCTGCTGCCTGGGCGCTGGACCCTGAAAGGTGATAGCATACGAGCCGAGGACCTTGGCCTGAGGGCCGATCGGCCCTGGTACGAGGCCCTGCCCCTGGGCGACGAGGCGATCGAGTACTATCGCGGCATCCGCCGACGCGGCTACAGCCTGACCGATCGGCCGAAGGTCCGGGTGTCCACGATCCACGGCGCCAAGGGCGCCCAGGCCGACCGGGTGGCTTTGCTGACGGCCCTGAACCGCCGGACGGACTACGCGCTCAGGACTCGGCCGGACGACGAGCACCGGGTGTTCTACGTCGGGATCACCCGAGCCCGGCACGAGCTCCACGTGGTAAGCGACGGCCGACGGTATGAGTACTTGATGGGTCCTACGTGACGACTAGAAAAACTTTCAACCGAGGGGTGTACGCGGTTAGCTGACCTTGCTATAGTAACACCATCGGCGGCAACACGACGCCGAACCTAGAGCGAAAGAGCAGGAGAGCTAACCATGAACAAGCACTACGTGATCGACCCGAACGGCAAGCGACACACGCGCAACAGCCAGACCCGGACGTATAGCCACGCCGTGTTGGTGCGGTTCCGCGACGAGACCCGGTGGGCCTGCGTTGGCTGGTGCGGTCGCCCGGACCTGGCGGAGAAGAAGGCCGCCGAGTATCGTTACAACGGCCACGAGGCGCGGTTGCCCGAGGCCCAGCTGATCAAGACCAAGCCGCGGGCCGCCGCGGCACAGACCACGGAGACGAAGACCATGACCAACGGCAGCATCATCCGCGTGACCGCTACCACGCCCGACGACGAGATCGAGGAGATGGTCAAGCTGGCCAGCGGTGCCGAGCGCGTCGAGGCGTACAACCGCGTGACCGGCAAGGCGATCAAGAAGTTCAGCACCAAGGCGGCCGGCATCAAGCAGACCGTGCGAGCCCTGGTGGCCGAGCGCGACCGCCTGGCTACCGACGACGAGGAACCGGCCCAGGAGACGCCGAACGAGGAGCGTGCTCGGGTCGAGACCGGGGTGACCAACGACCTGGCCGACCGTCTCGGCAAGGTCGCCAAGCGCCGTCACGGTGGCGGAGCCAAGCACGACCCGGCCAAGTACCGGTCGGCCTACGTCAAGGAGCAGCTCCTGGCCGGCCGGATCGACTACGACGCGATCGCCGAGGAGTGCCAGGAGCGGTTCCCGAACGTCAAGACCGAGCGCAAGCACGTGACCTGGTACCGCTGGCAGCTGCGCAAGGCCGGCCACGACGTGTGACCGCCGGTGCGACAACCCCCGGGGCTCGCCAAGGCCCCGGGGCCATTGACCTGAGGAGAACGACATGACCCGTGAACGAGGCAAAGACGAGCGCGACTTCGACCAGACCTACCTGAGCGAGAAGAACCACGGGGCCAAGCTGCACCGTGACTATACGGCGCACTTCTACCGTTGGTGCTTCATCGAGCGCTGGACGAGAATGTTCAACCAAGGCAACCAGTGCCGGGTGCTGGAGGTGGGCTGTGGCCCGGAGCGTCCCCTTCCCATGATCCTGACCAAGACCAAGGCGTCGCGCGTCGGGTACTACCTGGGCGTTGACCTGAACAAGTCCAAGCGCTGGGGCTCCATCAAGTGGGAGCACTACCTGGAGGACTTCAACTTCGTCGAGCGCTGGCCGGAGCTTCTTGAGGAGCACCAGGGCGACAACCGCTTTCACCTGGCCGTGCATCTCGAGGTGATCGAGCACATGCAGCCGGAGCACGGCGACGAGCTCCTGCGTGGGTGCTTCGAGCTCCTGCAACCGGGTGGCTACCTGCTCATGTCGACGCCGTGCTACAACGGCAAGTGGCAGGCGGCCAACCACATCCACGAGTACGAGATACCCGAGCTGCAGGCGAAGATCGAGGCGGCCGGGTTCGTGGTCGAGCGCCGGTTCGGGACCTTTGCCAACGTGCCCAACCTCAAGCGGGAGTGCGAGAAGGACCCGGCGCGCAAGCAGCTGTGGGAGGAGCTCAGCGAGTACTACTCCTATGACGCCCTGAGCTGCATCTTCGCACCGCTGTTCCCGGACGAGGCCCGGAACAATCTGTGGGTATGCCACAAGCCGGAGGACGCGGCATGAGCGAGCAACGGCACAAGGCCGTCGGCGGGTACATCTTCGCCGGCGGCTTTACCCTGGGCATGCAGGCCGCGGGGTTCGACGTGCTGGCGCACCTGGAGGACGGCGGGTACGGCGTGAAGACATGCCGTTTGAACTTCCCCGACCTGCCGATCTTCGTGGGCGCCGACACGTGGCCCCTGGACAGCCTGCGAGACGAGGCGCCCGCGGTCGTGTACGGCAACCCGCCGTGCGCGGCCTGGTCGAGCCTGAACGGCAAGCGCACGACGACCGAGACCTGGAAGCACGACGACCGGATCAACTGCACCCTGAAGCACTTCAAGCTGCTCGAGGAGCTCGAGCCCAAGGCGTGGTGCTGGGAGTCGGTCGAGCGGGCCTGGTCGGTGGGCCGGGAATTCGTCGAGGACCTGGTAGACCGCGCCGTCGACCTGGGCTACTCGGTGGACCTGGTGCTGTTCGATGGCCAGTTCGTGGGCGGTCGCCATCGCCGTCGCCGGTTTTTCTTCGTGGCCACGAAGGTCGACATCGACTGGGTGGGGCCTGGCCTGACCAAGCCCCTGACCGTCCAGGAGGTGCTGGACCTGGTGGACGACCCCGGCTACGGCGTCCCGCTGCGCGAGGACCTGCACGCCGCCTGGCACGAGACCCGGTTCAACCAGAACCTGGCCGAGGCCTGGGAGGAACTGTACCCGCCCGAGCAGCGCGAGTACCGGGAGACCAAGTCGGGCAAGCGCTTCGTCAAGGGCCGACCGTCGTTCCGCTATCGGAAGATGGACCCCAACGACGTGGCACCCACCGTGGTGGGCGACAGCCTGGTGCATCCACACGAGCCGCGGCTGGTCACGTTCCGAGAGGCCAAGGCCTTCTGCGGCTACCCCCTGGACTTCGAGCTGGAGAGCCAAGCCACGGGAGCCTACGACCTGCTGACCCGGGCGGTGATGCCCCCGGTAGGCGAGTGGTTCGGCCGTCGGGTGCACGAGGCTCTGGACAAAAACCTGTCGGCCGGTCACGTCCAGGCGGACGGCGAGATCAAGCCACGCGTGCGCCTGGTCGACCTGCGCAAGCCCGACGACCTGCACGTGGAGGTCCTGGAGCGCCAGGAGGACTGGGTGGGCGACGGGGCGCCACGGTGGCTTGGACCCGGCCGACCTAAGGCCAGGAAAGCCGCCACCGGCGGCCGGAGACGCGCCGAGAGAGGCGAGCGAGCCTCGAGACGACGTACCGTACCCGTCGAGGAGGTGCGCCTGCCAGAGGGCGTTCCTGGTCCCCAGGACCTGGGCCTGTCGAGGTCGGGCGAGTACATCCAGGCGCTGCTCCTGGGCAACCTGGACCACCGCTGGCGCCTGGCCGACGAGCAGATCGCCCGGCTGGTGCTTGACCAGTTCGAGAACCGCCGGACCACCATCAGCGACGTGGCCTACCAGCGCGCCCAGCTGCGCAAGCGAGGCACCGAGGTCGGCCGCGTCTGGTACCACGAGACCGAGGAGGGCAAGGCCCATGAGTAAGCACGAGAGGTTCGCGATCCTGCACGAGACCGAGGAGTTCGGCCAGGTGCTGGCCGTCCTGCAGCGCGACGACGAGGAGGGAAAGCCCGAGCTCCGGGTGTTCCTGCAGCCGCCAGGCCTGGGCGTATGCTCGCTGAAGTTCGGGTTCAAGGACACGGACGAGGGCTGGAACAAGGCCGAAGAGGCCCTGGGCAAGTTCGACTACGGCCAGGCCCTGGCGGTAGCGGAGGCCTTTATCAACCAGACCCGTGACCTGGGCCTGGACAAGAGCGAGGAGGACCACGATGACAAACCGCACTGACCCGACGATGGACGAGGCGCTGGGGCTCGAGGAGACCCTGACCGAGAGCGTCCGTCCCCTGACCAACTACGAGGACGTGCTGCTGATGCACGCCAAGTTCGACCTGCCGCGGCCGGCACGGCCACAGCTCCTGGAACCGGACGCCTTCGCCTTCCGGTGGAAGTTCCTGATCGAGGAGCTGGAGGAGTTCGGCACCGCTCACCAGGAGGGCGACCTGGAGCGCGCGGCCGATGGCCTGATCGACCTGGCCTACGTGGTGATTGGCACGGCCATCTTCATGGGACTCCCCTGGCAGGCCCTGTGGAACGAGGTGCAACGTGCCAACCTGGCCAAGGAGCGAGGTACCAACGCCAAGCGCGGCTCGTTCCAGGCCGACCTGATCAAGCCCGAGGGGTGGCAGGGGCCGGAGCTGGCCAAGGTCCTGCGCGAGTGGGCGGACCACATCGAGAAGAAGGAGGAGACGGCATGATCATCCTGGAAGGCCCCGATGGGGGCGGCAAGTCAACCCTGGCCGCGGCGCTGCAGCGGCTGCACCACGGCGCCCGGATCATCCATCACGGCGCGTATCCACACGACCGGGAGCTGTTCCCGCGGTTCCTGGCCAGCCTGCTGGCCTGCGCGGACGGCCCGCTGATCCTGGACCGGAGCTGGCTGAGCGAGCCGATCTACGGCGAGGCCGTGCGAGGCGGCGAGGACCGCGTGGGACGTGTCCACCAGCGGATGCTGGAGCGGGTGGCCCTGGGCCGCGGTGCCTGGGTCCTGAACTGCCTGCCAGCCTGGGACTCGGTCCACGAGGTGTGGGCGTCGCGCCGGGCCGACGAGTACGTGGAGGCGCCCGACCACCTGCGCGTGGTGTACGAGGGCTACGAGACCCTGCCAGAGCGCACGTGTCTACCGGTCCTGCGGTACGATCGCGACCATACGGCGCTACCATCGCCCGACGGGCCAAAGCACCACCTGTCGCTCAGCGACGTGGATCGGGAGCTCCCCAGTAACGGCCTGATCGGGAACCGGGACGCCCCACGGGTGGTGCTCCTGGGCGACCGCTCGAACGGCGAGCAGGACCTGCCCTTTGTCAGCCAGCGCGGGTGCAGCCCCTGGTTGACCGAGCAGCTGGAGCAGGCCGGCGTGCCCGAGACCGACCTGGCCTGGCTGAACGTGCGCACGCCTGACGGCACCTTCAAGGATGAGAACGCCCTTGCCGTTGGCCAGGTCCTGGACGCCGAGCTCGTGGCCCTGGGTTCGGTAGCCCGAGCCTGGTGCGAGCACCACGGGCTGGTTCACCGTAGCGTGCCGCACCCCCAGTACTGGAAGCGGTTCAACCACCAGCGGACCTACCCGCTGCTCGACATCCTGATGGAGGTGCTCTGATGGCTATTGCTCCCGAACACGCCGGCTTTATCGCGCCCTCGGCCAGCGTGGCCTGGCTGGACCGGCTCCAGGACCTGGTGTCTACCGGGCACGACGTAGCCCCTCGAGGCCAGGACACGGTAGAGCTCCTGCAGCCCACGCTCCGGGTCGACATGACCCGGCCGGCCCTGGTCTGCCCGTCCAGGCGACCCAGCTTCCGGTTCATGGCGGCCGAGGCCTTCTGGATCTTGACCGGCGACGACCGGGTGCAGGGCATCGAGCCGTACAACGGGCAGATCGCCCAGTTCAGCGACGACGGCGTGCGCTTCTTTGGTGCCTATGGTCCGCACGTGGTCCAGCAGCTGCCGTACGTGATCCGGACCCTGGGCGAGGACGCCGACACCCGGCAGGCCTGGCTGCGCATCTGGCAGGACAACCCTCCGCCCACGAAGGACGTGCCCTGCACCTTGATGCTGGGCTGGTCGATCCGTGGCGGCGCGCTCCATTGCCACGCGTACATGCGCAGTAGCGACATCTGGCTGGGTATCCCGTACGACGTCTTCAACTTCTCGATCCTGTCCGCCTACGTGCGCGAGCAGCTCGAGGCCCTGTACGGCGAAGGCTATGCCCTGGGCACCCTGCACCTGACCGCGGGCTCGAGCCACCTGTACAAGCGAAACCTGGAGGCGGCCGCGGCTACCCTGGATGCCGACGACGCCAGGCCCTGCCGTCCCATGCCCAACAACTGGCGGCGCACGATGGACTCGCTCCGGTACGCCCGGCAGCAGTCCAACGCGTTCGAGCCCAAGAGCCACGGCTGCCTGTGGAACTTCTGGGAGGCCGACGATGAGACCTGACCGGGACACGTACTTCCTGCGCATGGCGGAGCTGGCGGCCACCCGAGCCACCTGCCTTCGCCGGGCCGTGGGCTGTGTCCTGGTGAACGACCTGGGGCACGTCCTGGCCACGGGCTACAACGGGGTGGCCGCGGGGCTGCCCCACTGCAACGAGCCAGCGCCCTGGTCCAAGGCCGTCTGGGACGTCCAGAGCGCGGACTGGCGCCAGGTCTATCCACACGCTTGCGAGGGCAGTACCTGCGACAGCGGCACCAACCTGGAGGGGTGCGAGGCGATCCATGCGGAGCAGAACGCCCTGCTCCAGTGCCGTGACGTCCAGGAGATCGCGACCGCGTACACGACCACGCCGCCCTGCGTGACCTGCACCAAGCTGCTGCTGAACACGAGCTGCCGGCGCATCGTCTGCCTGGGGACCTACCCGGCCAGCGGCCACGACCTGTGGCTGAAGGCCGGCCGGGACTGGCTCGACATCCAAACGACCGGAAGGAGTACCTGATGCTGATAGAGCGAGAGAGCGATCTACCCAACCTGCAAGGAGCTCGGCGGGTGGCCATCGACCTGGAGACCCGAGACCCCAACCTCCTGTCGGAAGGGCCAGGCGACATCCGAGGCGACGGGCACGTGGCCGGGATCGCGGTGGCCGTGGAGGATGGCCCCGCGGTGTACGTCCCCATCGGGCACGAGGCGGGCCACAACCTGTCGGTCGGTCCCGTGGTCCGCTGGTTGCGCGACCTGGTGGACCAGCCCCACCTCGAGGTCACGGGTGCCAACTCGGCCGCGTACGATCGAGGGTGGCTGGCGGCGATGGGCGTGCGGTTTCGCGACGATGCTAAGATGCTGGATACCCAGCTGGCCGAGCCCCTGATCGACGAGCAGGCCAGCAGCTACTCGTTGAACGCGCTTGCGGCCAAGTACCTGGGCGAGCACAAGGACGAGGAGGCCATGTACAAGTGGCTGGCAGCCAAGTTCGGCGGCCGGCCCACCCGACGGGCCCAGGCCAAGAACATCTGGCGTGCCCCGCCCGAGGTGGTCCACGACTACGGCATCGGCGACGTGATCCTGCCCCTGCGCATCCTTCGCGAGCAGGAGAAGGTGATCCGCGACCAGGGCCTCGAGGAGGTCTGGGCCCTGGAGCAGGACATCGCGCACGCGACCTTCTACATGCGCCAGCGTGGCGTGCGCGTCGACCTGACCAGGGCCGAACAGCTGGCCGAGAGGCTGTCGGCCGACGCCAAGAAGGCGCAGCGCCACCTGGGCAAGGAGGTCAGCGTCTGGGCCCAGAACGACCTGGCTGCCCTGTACGATCGCGCCGGGATCGAGTACCTGCGCACGCCGGAGCGGCTGAACGACAAGGGTCTGACGACGGGTGGCAACCCCTCCTTTCCCCAAGCGTGGCTGAAGAAGCGCGCCGAGGGTGGCTGCCGGCTGAGCCAGGACATCCTGAACATCCGCAAGGCCGAGAAGGCCGTGGGCACCTTCGTCCGGGGCTACGTCCTGGAGCGCCACGTGAACGGGCGCGTGCACGCGATGTTCAACCAGCTGCGCACCGACGAGGGCACCGGGACCGTCTCCGGGAGGTTCAGCAGCAGCAACCCGAACCTCCAGAACATCCCGGCGCGCGACCCGGAGCTGGGCCCCCTGATCCGGGGCCTGTTTGTCCCGGACGACGACTGCGACTGGGTCAAGCACGACTACGCCCAGATCGAGCCGCGCCTGACCCTGCACTACGCCCCCGGGCCGGTGGCCGAGCGCGTGCGTGAGAAGTACCGCCGTGACCCCACGATCGACTGCTACCTGGCACTACTGGAAGAAGCGCCCGACGGGATCACCCGGACCATCATCAAGACCGTGTGGCTGGGGCTGCTGTACGGCATGGGCAAGGCCAAGCTGGCCGGCGACCTGGGCGTGACGCCCGACGAGGCCGACCACCTGATCCGCGTCTTCCACGACGTGGCGCCCTACGTGAAAAGCCTGAAGCGGGGCGTGGAGACCCGGGCCAAGCGCCGCGGTTACATCCACACGCTCTCGGGCCGGCGCGCCCGGTTCGAGTACTGGGAACCCGCCAAGTTCGAGCTGGCCAAGGGCTTCCAGGCCCTGCCTACCCGAGCCGAGGTGGTCGAGTGGCTGAAGGAGAACGGGCACAGCGAGCGCCGGGTCAAGCGCGCCTGGGTCCACAAGGCCCTGAACCGGCTAATCCAGGGCGGCGCGGCCGACATCATGAAGCAGGCCCTGGCCCAGCAGTGGCGATCGGGCGTGTGGGACGTGCTGGGCGCACCCCTGGTCACGGTCCACGACGAGAACGACTGGAGCGTGCCTCGCACCGCCGAGGGCCGAGAGGCCATCGCCGAGGCACGCCGGATCATGACGCACGCCGTGGAGCTTCGGCTGCCACTCTACGTTGACGAGGAGATCGGCCCGAACTGGGGCGACGTGAAGGAGGTCAAATGATCAACTTAAGCGCGGGACAGACCGAGGCGTGCGAGCGGCTCGAGGCCTGGTGGCAGGGGAGCCCGGAGCGGCGGCCCTTTCGCCTGAACGGGTACGCGGGCACGGGGAAGACCACCGCGGTCGAGCACTTCCTGAAGCGCCTGGGGCTACAGCGTGACCAGGTACGTCTGCTGGCACCCACCGGCAAGGCGGCCAGGGTCCTGGCCAACCGGACCGGGTGGGACGCGTCCACGGTCCACCGGGAGCTGTACCAACCGCTGGAGAGCGAGGAGCTGCAGGACCTGAAGAACCGGCTCAAGGCGGCTACCACCGACGCCGAGATCGCCCAGCTGCGCCGCCAGCTGGCACGGCACGAGCGCCGGGGAAAGTCGGTCAGCTTCAGCATGAAGGCCACGACCACCGACGCCCAGCTGTTCATCGTGGACGAGGCCTCGATGCTGGACGAGCGCCTGGCCGGGGACCTGCGCGCCCTCCGGGTACCGCTCCTGCTCCTGGGAGACCCCGGCCAGCTGCCACCGGTCAAGGGTCGGGCCGGCTTTGCCGACGTCAAGGCCGACGTGACGCTGACCGAGATCCTGCGCCAGGACGAGGGAAGCGCCATCCTCCGGGCCGCGGAGCTGGTTCGCACGGGCGAGGGCCTGCCGAGCACTTGCGACTGGGGCACCTTCCGCCGCGTCCGGCCCAAGGAGCTGACCGACGCCGAGTACGCCACCTATGACGTCCTGCTGTGCGGCACCCACAAGGTCCGTAAGGCGTTCAACCGACGGCTGCGGCGCCAGTTCCTGCCCCACCTGGACGACCAGGCGGCCGACGGTTGGCTGCCGCGCTCGGGCGATCGCCTGGTCTGTCGGGCTAACGACTATCGCCGCAGCCTCCTGAACGGGCAGCTGCTGCGCGCGACCGCCGACGCCCACGAGGAGGACGACCTCCGCATCGCCCTGGACGTGCTGGACGACGAGGGCGTCGAGCGTCACGGCGAGGTGTCGTCGGCCCTGCGGTTCCAGGACCACTACCGCCGGAACGTGGCCGTGCACAAGGTGGAGCGCGCCCTGGAGCTCGACTACGCCTATGCCCTGACGGTGCACTCGGCCCAGGGCAGCGAGTGGGAGCGGATCGTGGTGCTGAACGACTGGAAGGGAAACCAGGCCCGGCAGTGGCTGTACACGGCCATCACCCGCGGCGCTCGGGAGGTGGTCCTGGTTGGTTGAACAAAAGTTGGTGTCGAGGGGTGTACACGGTCAGCCAGCGCAGTAGAATAGGAACTGTCAACGGGCAAAACGCCCCAGGCTTAGAGCGAAAGAGCAGGAGAACTGGCCATGATGTTCCGCAACGTTAGCACCGCCGCCCTCGACACCCGCGCCCTGAACCGGGTATCCTACGACCACCTGGAAGGCATGATCGACGAGCTGGCTCAGCAGGGCATGGTCACCAACGCAGCCGGCCTCAAGCGCTGCCTCGTGGCCAAGCTGGACTGGGCTCGCAACCGCACCCGCAGCTGGGGCAGCCTCAAGCGGATCGCCGGGAAGTACACGCCGAGCATGTCGATCAGCATGCGCCGGCAGGTGGCCGAGGGCGACGAGGGCTTCGTCGCCGAGTACAAGAGCTTCAACCGCGACCCCGAGATCGGTGGTGCCTCGGTGCGCAACGCCGAGGAGGCCATCATGCTGGTTATCGCCCACGAGCTGGCCCACGTGGTGCAGTTCTGTCGGGACTACGCCAAGCGCCCCGAGCTGGCCGGCCTCGTCAGCGACCAGCTGCCCCCGAACGATCGGCCGCACGGCTACCTGTTCCAGCTGGTCTATCGCGCGATCCGCCGGGGCTACGTGAACCCGCGCCTGGGCGGTACCGCGGAGCCGGCACGCTACGAGGTGAGCGAGCCCCGGATGGTGGCACGGCCGCTGGCGGCCCAGGCATGCTATCGCAACCGTGCCCAGCTGGTTCGCACCATGATCCAGGCGGGCGAGGAGAACGAGGCGATCATCGAGGCCGCGCGGCGCCAGTTCCCGAACACCAAGACCGGCACCAAGGAGGTCAACTGGTACCGCTGGCAGCTGCGCAAGCAGGCCCAGGGGTGATCGATCCAGGCCCGGGGGTGGCTATCAAGCCGCTCCCGTGGTTAGGATCAGAAAATAGTAATAGAGCGAGAGAGCAAAATGACCAATCGAGAGAGAGAGAGAGCAAAATGACCAATCGAGAGAGCTACGTGCAGCAGGCGTTCGACGCGCTGGTGGAGCAACAGGTACGCGAGGGTGACCTCGTTACGGTGGCGACGGTCCTGGACCGGGTGCCCTGGGCCGCGGCCGATCCCCAGGAGCGCAACCGCTTCTGCGGGGCCATGGCGGCGCTGGTCGGCCAGGGCCTCCTGGACCGGGAACCAATGCGCGAGGGCGCCTTTCGCCTGTACCGCGTGGCCGTGCCCCTGACGCCGGACGTCCGGCCCAGGCACCGCGGGCGTCCACTGGGGCTCAAGTACGCGCCTCGGCGACCGCAGGCGGCGTCTGGTTGCCCCGTAACCCGTGCCCTGGCTAAGCCTACCCGCGAGGAGGAGCTCCGGGCACACGCGGCCAGAGAGCGCGCCGAGGCCCTGTCTGCCGTGCACACCCGGCTGGAGGAGCTGGAGGCGTCGCTGAGCCTGATGCAGGAGAGCGTGGCCTCCCTGCGGCAGGTGGTTGAACACTCTTTTTCGCACGAGGGTGTACAGGATCAAGAGGAGTGACTACTATAGTCCCAGGTCGAGGCAACACCGCCCGGCCCTGAGCGAGAGACCAGGAGACCTGAACCATGGCACACATGATCGACATGACCAACATGGCCTATGTCAACGAGACCCCCTGGCACGGCCTGGGCAGCGAGCTGGAGCCGAAGCAGCCGATCGAGGTCTGGCTGAAGGCCGCGGGCCTCGACTGGACCGCCAAGACCGCCCCGGCCCAGTTCCAGGCCGAGGTGGCCTCCGGCGAGGAGGGCCTGCTCGAGGTTCCCAACCGCCGGGTCGTCTACCGTGGCGACACGGGCAACGCCCTGGGCATCGTCTCGGACCGCTACAAGCTGGTGCAGCCAGCCGAGGTCCTGGAGTTCTTCCGCGCCTTCGTGGAGGCGGGTGACCTGGAGCTGGAGACCGCGGGCAGCCTGGCCGGCGGCCGACGCATCTGGGCCATGGCCAACCTGGGCAAAGACTTCCGGCTGTTCGGCCAGGACGAGGTGCGGGGCTACCTGCTGCTCGCCACGGCGATGGACGGCTCCATGGCCACGCAGGCTAAGTTCACGTCGGTGCGCGTGGTCTGCCAGAACACCCTGTCGATGGCCGACCGCGACAACGTCCAGCCTCACGTGTCCGTGCCCCACTCGGCCCAGTTCGACGCCGAGGCGGTGCAGGCCCAGCTGGGGCTGATCGATGGCGCCTGGGACCAGTTCCGCGAGGCCGCCGAGCTCCTGAGCCAGCGTCACGTGCTGGAGGAGGAAGCCCTGGACTGGCTGCTGCAGACCTTTGGCAGCGACCCGGAGGCGCCGCTCGAGGAGCAGGAGAACCCGCGCGTGCTGAAGTCGGTCTACGACTGCGTGCTGAACGGTCCCGGCGCCAACCTCAAGGCGGCCAACGGCACGGCCTGGGGCCTGGTCAACGGGGCGACGTACTATATTGACCACGTGAAGGGACGCGATCGGGCCAAGCGCCTCGATTCCGCCTGGCTGGGCCAGGGCGACCTGATCAAGCGCCGTGCCCTGGGCAACGCCCTGAAGCTGGTGGCCTGACCAACCCGGCGCCAGGGACGGCGCCCCAACCTGGGAGAGACGAGATGAGCTTCCTGAAGCACGCCACCTGCACCGTCGGGGTGCTCCTGGGCCTGGTGATCGCCTTCGGGGTGGTCGGGACCATGGACTACCGCGACGCGCAGGCCGAGCGTGACCACTACTGCGAGATGGTGGCCACCGGCGCCTGGCCGGACTACCGCGAGACCTACGACGAGGAGTGCAAGCCATGACCGGCCTCGAGGCCTTCATCTTGGTGTCTGCCGTGGCCTGGTGGACGCTCCTGCTGGCCGGGATCATCCACGCCAAGACCCGGCACCAGCGCGACCTGGGCGACGTCCTGATCCGGGCCTTCCTGCTGGTGGCCGCGGTGGCCGCCTTCTGGCTCCTGGGCCAGGGCGTGATCCTGTTGAACCAACTACTGTAGAGCGAGAGAACCTATGATCAGCTTCCGCAACGAGGGCCTCATCGACCTGGACGCCATCCGCACCTTCCACGCGCCCACCGAGGCCCTGCTGGACGTGATCCAGGAGCTGCAGCGCGACGTCAACCAGCCCCTGAACCGGACCGCGGCCAGGGTCCTGAGGACCCACCGAGAGACGGCCGACCAGTACACCGAGGCCCATCTGACGGACCAGGAGAGCCGGGAGCTCGAGCGCGCCCTCCAGGTGGCCGAGGCGATCGGGCTGCCCGCGGCCAAGTACCGCCTGCGCGTGGTCGACAGTCTCGGCCCCGGCGTCCTGGGCCGCGCCCTGGAGGGCCAGGTCCTGCTGTCCCGGCGCGCGTTCACGATGGGAGGCCGGTGCGTCCTGGGCACCCTGATGGAGGAGGTGATCCACCTGGAGCACGCGTTGCCCGATGAATCTCGGGCGATGCAGAACTACCTGATTGACCTGACCGCCCAGCTGGCAGAACGGGTCACCGAGAACGAGGAGAACCAGCGATGAACGAATTCAAGCGAGACCGTTACCTGGAGCAAGGCATTCCAACGCGCCTTCGAGATGATCGAAGACAACGGCAGCTCCAGGCCTTTGGCGCGGCCGGCCCCAGGATCGTATGCCTGTGCGGCTCCACGCGGTTCCAGGAGCTGTTCGAGCTGGCCAACAAGGACGAGACCTTGGCCGGCCGGATCGTCTTGACCGTCGGCTTCTATGGCCACGTATCTGGGATGCCCGACGAGGCGACCAAGGCGCGCCTGGACGAGCTCCACCTGCACAAGGTCGACCTGGCCGACGAGGTGGTCCTGGTCAGCCCGAGGCTGGCCGACGGCCTGCCGTACGTGGGGCAATCGACCGTGCGCGAGCTCGCCGAGGCCCGCCGCGAGGGCAAGGCGATCCGGTGGTTTAGTGGCGAGGACCAGGGGATGATCGAGATGAACCCCTACCTGCTGCACGAGCGACGGGGCAACCGCATCCCGGAGCGCCGCGGTGGCTGACCGGACCACCTCGTCGGCCAGCCAGGTCCACCGGATGCTGACCGAGCCGGGGCCCTTGGCCCAGGGGCCGATCGGGCGGACGTACCAACGCCAGGTCCGCCGCGTCCGCGAGCTGATGGCTCGGCTCCAGGAGGTCGACCCCGAGTGGCTGGCCGAGTGGAAACAACAAGAGCGAGGAGAAAACCAATGGCACAGCAAGCTAAATCAAGGGTCGTCTCGGCCCTGCTGACCATCCTGCTGGGACCCCTGGGCCTGTTCTACACGACCATGTGGGGTGGCCTCGCGGTGACGGCCCTGGCCCTGGTGACGGCGCCCACGGTGATCGGGCCCGTGATCGCGTGGCTCGTGGCCATCTTCTGGGGCGACAGCCTGGCCAAAGGGTCCACGACCACCAGGCCGGTGCCGGAGGAGACCAGCGGGCGAATCGAGGTGCTGACCCAAGAGCGGAAGAACCAGGACCGGGGCGTGCTCGTGGTCGAGGGGCTCGCTTGGTTGGCGTTGATCCTGCTGGCCGTGCTCTGGCTTCCCGATCAGCTGGGCCGGGTCGAGGGCGAGTCGGCGCTCCACTTCTATCTGCATTGGCTGGGAGGTGAGCGATGACCAGACGCGAGACCTGGCAGGGGCGCAACTGGTGTCACCCGACCACGCGCCTGGCCTTGTACCTGCGCGACGGGCTGGCCTGCGTGTGGTGCGAGGCCGGGATCGAGGACGGCGTGGAGCTGTCGCTGGACCACCTCGTGCCCGTGGCCAGGGGCGGGACCAACCAGACCAGCAACCTGCTGACGGCCTGCCGATCCTGCAACAGCCGCCGCGGCCACAAGTCCGTGCCGGCGTTCGCCGCCTACCTGGTTGAGCAGGGCCTGGTCCAGGACACCGACGCCGCGGCCATCGAGCGTCACGTGCGCAACGCGGTCCGTCGAAAGGAACCTCGTGCCGAGGCTCGCCGGCTGCTGGAGCGCCGCACCTGGGCCGAGGCCCTGGAGGAGGTAGCCTCATGAGCAGGTTCAATGATCGGGTGGCCGGGATTCCCTGCCAGGTCGAGGTAGTCTACTACGAGCCCTATGACCCCGGGGTGACATCGGGACCACCGGAGCACTGTTACCCGCCCGAGGGCGGCGACTTCGAGGTCGAGCTGTACGATCGGAAGGGCTACCGCGCCCGGTGGCTGGAGGCCAAGCTGACGGCCGATGAGCTGGACCGGCTCCGCGAAGCCTTCGAGGCCCGGCTGGAGGACGAGCGCGCGGAGGCCCAGATTGCCGCCTACGAGGCGAGACAGGACCCGGGTGCCTGGTAGGGCGGAGCTAAGTGTGAAACGCGGTCTCTGGACCGCTCTGGAAGCCTAGGGTATGTCCTGGGCCGGGAGGTAGGGCCTATGGCCAACGAAAGCGACGGCCGGCGGGCGCTGGTCCGGTTGATGAAGCACGACCTGGGGCTCCACGCGCACCCGGTCGAGTCCGGCGACACCGCGCCGGGTATCCCCGACGTCGAGTACTGTGGCGAGCTCCTGGGCCAGGGGTGGCTGGAGGTCAAGCGGGTGGCCGCCTGGCCCAAGCGACCGACCACGCCGGTCAGGCTCCCGAAGGGCTACCTGAAGCGCGCCCAGGTCGGGTTCATGAAGCGCCGGGTCCGAGCCGGTGGCACCGCGGGGCTGGCCATCCAGGTGGCCGGTCGAGACTGGTTTCTGGTCGGGGTGGAGACCGTGCTGGCCTTGTACGATCGCCGGGAGGAGAAGATCGCGTTCGACCAGACGTGGCTCCGGGAGGAGGCCTTGAGGTTGTCCGGGCCACGGGGGTTGAACGCGGAGCAGGTGGCCTACGCCCTGGACCTGCTCCGGCGTGGGGTGGTGCCTGGTTAGGCGGTTCGGGTAACGACCAACCCGTCGGTGGTCCGGTGGGTACGCAGCCTCCAGCCCCGACGCCAGGCGAAAGCCTGAGCTGCCTTGAACTCGGGCGTACGGTGGTCGGCGCCCTCGATGAGATGCTCCTGGCCGGGCTCGAGGTCCCTGATCCAGGGGTACTTGAGGCGACGCTCGGTGGTCTGAGTCATGGTAGTTACTCCTTGGTGGTTGGGTAGCGGTGACTATACCTTGACGACGGTCACCAAGACCAGGCCGTCAGGCTTGGCGAGGTGGTGCCACGGCCTCGAGCCAGGCCAGGAAGGCCTGGTACTCCACGACAAACTTCTTGCGCGCCGGGTTCGAGTAGTAGTACCCCGAAGCCTCGGGTCGCTCGCGCACGCGGAAGTGCCCCTCCAGGCTAGCCGACCAGAGCTCGGCCTTGGTCACCAGGCGGCCCATCCGCTCGCTGGCGGTCAACTTGGCCTGCTGGTGGCAGATCCACCCCTTCTCCGGGAAACCGTAGGTTGACACGGTGCTTTCTCCTTCTCGTAGCGTGCCCCCATCATAGCGGTAAGTAGTGCCTGGGCCCAGGGCTTCGGCGAGGGCTCGAGGGCGCCCCAGCGGGCGACGTGATCAGCTCTCCCTATATATAGAAGATTTTTATTCCTTTCTCTGCAAAAACACAAAAACCCCTTGCTTTGCTGATATGCTGATATGCTGAGTATATATACTAGACTTTCCGGGCCCTGCAGCCGTATCAGACAGGCATCAGTAGCATGGGGCAGTAAAGTTGCTGATGCGGGGAGGCCTTGCCAAGAGCCCCGTGGTATAGTCCGAGGGGTAAGCAACCGATCAACCGAGAGCGGAGGACCACCCCATGGCAAGGCGCAAGAAGCCGGCCGAGTGCAAGTACACCTCGGAGAAGGCGGGGGCGCCCACCGGTCGGCCTCGAAAGATTCAGTCCCCTGAGGAGTTCGACCGTCTGGTGGACGCACACGTCCTGTATTGTCTTGAGCACGGCGACCCCGTTACCTGGACCGGCATGGCGCTGGCGCTGGGCCTGACGAGCCGCGGAGCGTTGGACCATTATGGCAAGACGTACCCTGAGTATTCTGACCCGGTAAAGCGTGCGCGCTTCATTGTCGAAAACTCTTACGAGAACCGCCTCCACGGTCAATCACCAACCGGCGCCATCTTCGCGCTGAAGAACATGAACTGGAAGGACAAGACCGAGCACGACGTGCGCTCGGGCGACGGCTCCATGAGCCCGCGGCCGCTCTCCGAGTTCTACGCCGACCTGCGTAGCCCTGGCGGGACCGACCCCGAGCCGGACGAGGAGGACCACGATGACTGACCCGACCACCCAGCGCGACGACACCCGCAACGAGGCACAGGACCAGGCACCCCGTGAGCCCGAGCCCTGGTACCAGGACGCCTGGGACCCAGGCCCCCGTGAGCCCGAGGCGAAAGACCAGCCCCGCGATGGATGATGCCCTGACCCTGGCCGGCCAGGCCGAAGCCCCAACCCTGAACCCGGCGCTCCGGGACTTCTGGCTGACGCCCGCGCGCAACCGGGTGCTGTACGGCGGGCGCTCGAGCTCCAAGTCCTGGGACGCCGCGGGCATGGCCGTGTACCTGGCCAGCAACTATAAGGTCAAGTTCCTGTGCACCCGCCAGTTCCAGAACCGGATCGAGGAGTCGGTGTACAGCCTGCTCAAGACCCAGATCGACCGGTTCGGCCTGACCCACGAGTTCCGGGTGCTCAACAACAAGATCATCCACCGGGGCACCGGCAGCGAGTTCATCTTCTACGGCCTGTGGCGGCACATCGACGAGATCAAGTCGCTGGAGGGCGTGGACGTCTGCTGGATCGAGGAGGCGCACAACCTGCTCGAGACCCAGTGGGTGATCCTGCGCGACACCGTCCGGAAGCAGGGCAGCCAGTTCTGGATCATCTTCAACCCGCGCCTGGCCACCGACTTCGTCTACCGGCGCTTCGTCCTGGACCCGCCGCCGCGGACCCTGGTGCGCAAGATCAACTACGACGAGAACCCGTTCTTGTCCGAGACCATCCGCGAGACCATTGAGGAGGTGCGCGACGAGGACCCCGACGAGTTCCAGCACATCTACCTGGGCCAGCCCCGGACCGACGACGATCAGGTGATCATCAAGCGCCGCTGGATCGAGGCGGCGATCGACGCGCACAAGGCCCTGGGCCTGGAGCCCTCGGGCGCTCGGCGGATCGGCTTCGACGTGGCCGACGAGGGCGTGGACAAGAACGCCACGGTCCAGGCGTACGGCTTCCACACCGAGGCCGTGGACGAGTGGAAGGGCGGCGAGGACGAGCTGCTGAAGTCCTGCAGCCGCGTGTGGAACCAGGCCCTGGCCAACCGGGCCAGTATTGATTACGATTCCATCGGGGTCGGTGCCCACTGCGGGGCCAAGTTCAAGGAGCTCAACGCCACCTCCAAGCGCAAGGTCCAGTACCGCAAGTTCAACGCGGGTGGCGAGGTCCTGGGCAAGGAGCAGGAGTACCAGCCGGGCGTCCTGAACAAGGACTTCTTCCTGAACGCCAAGGCCCAGGCCTGGTGGCTGGTCGCCGACCGGTTCCGGAACACGTACCGGGCCGTGACCAAGGGAGGCAAGTTCCGGCCCGACGAGATCATCAGCATTGCCGGAGACGTCGACCACCTGGAGCGCCTGATCACGGAGCTGTCGACGCCCCGTAAGGACTACCGCGACAACGGCAAGGTGATGGTCGAGAGCAAGAAGGACCTGGCCAAGCGCGACGTCGCCAGCCCGAACCTGGCCGACGCCTTTGTCATGGCCTACGCGCCACGCGGTCGCCGGGTCAACTACCACCACCTGACGCAGGAGTAAGACATGAGCGCGCAGGCAAGACCAAAGACCAACGGCTCGGGCGGCGCCGCCACGCCCGTGATCCACGGCGACGGGTGGACCAACCTGTTCAGCAAGGCCGGCACCCGCGGCGACAAGACCCAGCACTCCCGACCCAGCCTCAAGCGCGGCAAGCTTCCCTGGTCCTGGCTCGAGGCCATGTACGCCACCGACGGCATGGCTCGCAAGATCGTGGACCTGCCCGCCGAGGAGATGACCCGGGAGTGGTACCGCGTGGAGGGCGACCCCCAGGGCGCGGTCATGGCGCACCTGCAGCAGGAGCTGAACGTCAAGGAGGTCCTGACCGACGCCGAGCGCTGGTCGCGCCTGTACGGCGGCTCGCTGGTCGTGGTGGGAGCCAACGACGGTGGCGACCTGGAGGACCCCTTGAACGAGGCCGCCGTCCGCGAGCTCCTGTTCCTGCGCGTGTACGATCGCAACCAGGTCACGCGTGAGCCTATCGAGGAGATCAACACCACCGACCTGACGGGCCTGGACAGTCGTGACCCCCTGGAGCCCGAGTGGTACCGGGTCACGCCCTACGGCACCGGCCACTCGTTCCGGGTGCATCGGTCTCGCGTGTGGCGGTTCCAGGGAGCCAAGCTGCCCGAGCGCGAGCGCCAGCGCAACGACGGTTGGGGCCTGTCGGAGCTGGAGGGCTGCTATGAGGCCCTGCGCGACTGGAACACGGTGCACAACGCCACGGCCAACATCGTGGTGGACTTCATCCAGTCGGTGCTGTCGGTCAAGGGCCTGAGCGACATGATCGCGGGCGGCGAGGAGGACGTCGTCAAGAAGCGCCTGGACATCCTGGACCTGTCGCGCTCGGTCCTGAACACCATGCTGATCGACGCGGACGGCGAGCAGTACACCAAGCACGCCAGCTCGGTGGCCGGCCTGCCCGACCTGGTGGACCGGCACACCCAGCGCTTGTCGGCCATCACCAACATGCCGGTGACCAAGCTGGTCGGCATCAGCCCCGCGGGCCTGAACGCCACGGGCGAGTCGGACACCCGGCAGTGGTACGACGAGCTGAAGGGTCAGCAGCAGGACAAGCACGTGCCGTTCCTGCAGTGGCTCGTGGACCTGTCCGCCCAGGCCACCCGCGGCCCGCTGGCCGGCGTCAGCCCCGGCGAGCTCCGGGTCAAGCCCAATGCCCTGTGGCAGCGGACCGACGAGGAGGAGGCCGAGCTCCGGAAGAAGGTCGCCGAGACCGACGAGATCTACCTGCGCAACGCGGTCGTGGACGCCAGCGAGGTGGCCCTGTCGCGGTTCGGCGGGGACGAGTGGAGCATGGACACCAAGCTGATCGTCAAGGAGCTGGAGGGCAGCCAGGACGATCCCGAGGCCCAGGCCCGAGAGCGCGAGGCCATGGAGGAGCACCTGGCCGAGGGCGGCGGTGGCCGCGAGGGCG